CCTGGCTCCGTTGCACCAAAGGAAAGTGCTAACTGGCCAGTAGTAAGTGACGCAGGAAAAGGTCTATCCGCAGACTGACCAGTTCTGAACGTAAGAATTGTTACTGGGGTGGAAGTCATTTAGTAAGTGCCGCCGTTGACAAGAGATCGATAAATCGGAGGACCCACAATGGCACCATTTAAATACTCACCACAATCGTAGATTAAAATAGCTCCGCTTCCCACGGGTACTCCGTTTTCGTATTGACCTCCATCGATAACAGGAATGTTCTCAGGTGGAACAGGAATTAGTGGGTTGAACTCTTCTAGAAAGAACATTGTGAACCCACTGGCTTGAATAGCAGGTACATTCCCCGATGCCAAAGTATCAAAATTTAAAACTTTAGAAGTTGTAGGAAATCCATCCGAATAGAGCATGTGTGTGGGAGTGTTCTCTTTTGAGGGAGAGAATCTTTCCCAGTACTCCAAGTTTTTAGATCTATTTTTAAAATCAGTTGCTTTTTCTAGATTTTTATAAAAATGCTCTCTATAGGCAGGGTTCATTGGCTCGTCGTTAGGTTCAGCCAAGTAAGGAGCTACGAACGCCTGTGTTTTAAAGCGGTTTTGCATGTCCCACCATGAGGCGTATAAGTGTTTACAAAACCTGGGTTGAAAAAAGAACATATTGGGATCTGAGTAAGACGATCCTGCACTGTCGTCATACTCAGGAGGATCCAGCAGCTTATTGGTGTAGATAAAACCAAAATCTCTTGTAAATCCTGGTAAATCACGGGTGACGGCAGGTCTGTCTCCTGTATACGTTTCTGTACCGGCATCGTAAAAACCAGGCTTTAAATCTTGAGGTTTGGTGTATGGATAACTCCTCATGGAGGAGTATTTGTAGAGATTGAAGTCATCTCTCCCGAGATAATCAGGACAGTTACACCCAAACCTCATTGCTGTTGTAAAAAAGTCTCCAGGAATCGGGTCCATTGCAGCTGGACTAGAAAGGACATCGTTACCAAAAACTGTCCAACTAGTATTTGCAGTTGCCGATAGAAAAAGAGTGTCAAAAACAGGAAGAGGTGTTGGTTCCTGCGGACCACCAGCTAAGGTACCAACACCGACCACGGTGTAGTTGTTGTATATGCTTTTTTCGTCACCATTTGAGTCAAAGCGATCAGAAACAACCTCACCGGTCATAAAAGATATTGGCGCACCAAAAGTAGAAGACAGTTCTGTAGCCAAAATGCTGTTCTCTTCGTCGTAAGTGGTAACACTTTTAATTGAAATACCGTAGTCAAGAAGATTAATGGTGTCTCTAGGTCGGATGAGTGTCATCCTCATCGCCATATCCTGCGTTGTTGCGGGATACATATAACAGATACCAGGAATTTCGAGACTTCCCGAACCTGCTTGTCCGTTTACCGCATAACGAAAGCTGTAGTTAAGACCTAGGAACCGCTGGTTCGCATACATGAAGAGTTCATACCCACGTCTCCACCGAGTCCAAAGGGAAGCGTAGTTGTAGTTGTCTAGAACGCTTAGGTCTTTGAGATTAAATTGAGGTCTGAATTTTTCTTTAAAAGGAACAGATCGGCTTAGTTTGTTTGTCGAACTCGCACCTTTAACTCTCCCAAACTCAAAGGACTCTTTGGGTGGTTTAAAGTCCTTAAAAGAGAAACCGTCAGAACCTTTTTTTCGTGACATGTATCAATAGAATCCGCCTTGTGCAAACCAAGTCACACCAGAAGCACTCAGAGAACCTGAAGGAGTAAACGTTGTAGGACTACCCCCAGCTCCTAGATAACCTACGCAAAGAATGTACCCCTTCTCCAGATAAAGACCTTCCATTTTGCCAATCATGATTGGCCTTAAGAGATTAGTGTTACCTGTTTGAGGAGTAGGAGCGTTAGTCGAGGGAAGAATGACAGGCTGTGGTAGCCCATCTTTACCTCCAGACAAACCAATTTCATACTTGCCAATCATCATGGGAAATGATGTGGCAGGAGCAGACTGGTTGGGAGCGTAGACATATAGACCAAACTCAGCCGTATACATACCCGCATCATCGGGATATGCTTCGTTACTTACACACCAAATATCTTCAACTAGCGCTGCGTCTTCAGACGGAATGTCGCCCACACGGACTAACTGAGTCAGTGTGGAGAAATCAGGTACTGCAGGGTTGATTACAGAAGAACCTTCAGTAAACCTCGCACCCCTCAAAAAGGGGCGATCAACCATAAGCGGCTGTTTATTGGTGGAGGTACTTGCCACTGCCTACTACGTCTGAGGGTAATCTAATGTTAACACCGGAGAATTAGAGATTACATACCTCTAAATTCTAGGTTTTACTGATAAGGCACTTGCTGTAGTTCGACGGGACCTGAACCCAAACCTTGATTACTTAAGGAGCTGATTTGAGCAAGTGCTTTAGGGCCAAAGCTGTAGCCACGCTCTAGACCGCGCTCTACAAATTCCCTAGGAGCTATTCCGTATTCGTTTGCTCCTCTTAGTACAGCCTCAAGACCAAGTGTCTTTCCGTCTACAGCACCTCCTTCTTCTGGGGTACCGATAAATCTGGACAGATCATCAGTTGCTGCAAACGTAGATTCTGCGACAGGAGATTCAATTACTGAACCTCCGACCTCTCCTGGCTTAGGTGGTTTTTTTCCAGTTTGACCACTCTCAATCAAGTCTCGTGCTCCGTCGTAACCAAGAGAACGAGCGAGCATGTCGTATTGAACTCCTTGGTTAAAACCAGCAAAGCGATTTTGACTGTTAGGTACTCCCCTAATAGCCTCAACGATGCTTCCAGCTCCGTAAAGAAGAGGAGTGATGTCTTTAGCAAAACTTCCTAGACGTTCTAACCAGTTGCCCTCGCTAGCTTGAGGGGTGCCAATCTCCGCGTAAGTCTGCTCGGCTGAATTGGGTTGACCGTAGTCGATGTTCAAATCCCTGAGAAACTCAGGAGATTCTGAAGCTCTTGTACCGAGGGAGAAAGGAACGTTAGACGTGGATCCGATGTCGTAGTTCATTGGTAGATACCTTGAGCAGCGAGTTTTTGTTGGATAGACAGAGGTAGGTTCTCTAAATTTATTCGAACCTGAGGCTGAGTAGCCCTGTTAATGTCTGGGTTACCGATAAAAGCAGCTCCGGTAGCAGCAGCTTCTTGAGGGTTGCTACCGAGTTCTGAAACAGCTGTAAAACTCTCAGCGTTAGGAGTCTGCTCACTCGCCTGTGGCGCGCTTAATGATTGCCTTTGTAACTCATAAGCAAGACCAGGGTTAGCTAGTGCCCAAGTTTTATTAGCACTCTCTTGAAGACCACTTAACTCAGCGATTGCTGCTGCGAGGAGATTTTTGCGAGACGTTTGATTGGCGTAGTTGTTGCGATCTCGATAGTAATCTCCGATGTTTGCATACTTTTCAGGAGACATCGGCTCTGTGTACTTATCGATGGTTGCATCGAGACCCCCGTACTGTCCGTTATTTTGTCTTCGGATTGAGTCTGCTCCTTCGTTAGTTCTAATTACAGATTCACCTGAAGAAAACGGGTTGGTCACAGACGGTGTTTCCATTTCTGCTTGAAGAGCAGCGGCAGCAGCAGTGTCACCCGTAAGAATCCCTTTGCCTGCTCGCTCCAGAGCAACAAGATCAGCAGCTGTCATTTGTCCGGCAGCGGTATCAACCGGAGCAACTTGAGACAGAGTATTTGGTGGAGCTACGGAAGCTGGAACGTTATCCGCACCACGAGTCATAGGCAGTTCGCCTTGTACGCGATCAGCTTGTCCTTGAGTTAGTGCGTTTATTCCAAAAGCTGTCCCGACACCACCCGCACTAAGAGCTGCGAGCACACGTGGATCGCTGAGGTTAGTTAGAAAAGCGCCTTCATTAGTAGGTAAAACCCCACGAAGCGCAGCAGGAACTTGAAAGGTCTCGTCAACTAACCCCGCTGCTGCATTGGAGTTATCGACAGTTCTCCTGATTGCTGAAGGAATGGACAACTGTCCATCAGGTATACGGTTGAGATAACTAGGAGAATCAGCACGATCCATGAAAGGACCTCCGTCTCTTCCCCCACGCCTAATAATTTGGGAAGCTTCAGGAGTTGCAGCAGCTTGAGGGTTGTACATCTGACCCCCAGTCTTTCTTCCAGGTGCTTTTTGCACACCTTTAGAAGTTGTGGATGCCTGGTTAGCAACAGATCCTGCAGGATTACGAAGATCTAGTCTTCCTTGTACTGAATTAGTCATCGTCCCTGTGGGACGTACATTTATAGATGGTTGCGGATTAACAGCTGCTTGCGGATTAACAGTTGCTTGTGGTACAGGACGATTAGGAGTCCCTGAAATGATCTCTCCTGGAGAAGAGCCTGTAAATCCACGGGGAGAAGAACCTGTAACGTCAAACTCAGGTCTTGGTGCTTGGGTTCGGACAGGAGCTTGGCTTCTTATGATGTCTGCTGAGGAAGAAGGTCTAAACCCAGTCCTAGGAGCAGGGGGAGTATTAAAAACAGCCTCACCAAGAAGTCCACCCCTGTTTGTAACACCGCTCCCTCCATAAGTCTCACGCGCAATACGACCACCAAAAGGTCCTAGTCCTAGAGCGTCTGCAGCGTTAGAAGGGATTTCAGGAATATTAGATAAAGCGTTTCTAGCAATCGCTATAGAACTTTGCATTTCAGGTGGGATATTCCTGGCTGCACCTCTAGCCCCGCCCATAAGAAGGTCTACTAAGGTTCCGCCTGCGCTTTTTAGTATTTTCCCGGTCATGGTAACTAGCTGAGCTACTGCTTCTTTCTATATTAACGCCAATTAGCAAAGAAATATAATCTGTCAGCACGTGACACGTCAGGAGGACCAGGAAGTGCTTGGATAAATTCTCCTCCGCTTCTTTCAAACCTGTATCTTGCTGCCACAGGATCTTTGTAGTTAGCTACATAAAGCATTTCTGCAAGACGACCTGTCTCATACAAGTAGTTTTCACGCCAAACTCTGGCTACCTGTTGCTTGTCCTGAACGGTGATCGAACGCTGAACGTCACCAAGGATTGTTTCTTGTCTACTTGATGCGTCCCCCGTAGCTAGTTCAGTAAATCGCTCGGCTTCTTCGCACCTTTCAATTTGAGCAACAATCTTGTCGTAGTAGTACTCAGAGGGTATAGAAGTAGCAGCTTCGATTAACCTTGCGTAATCACCAGCAGGAACTGTAGCAATGTTGTAACCCAGGTGGTAAGCTACACGACTAAAGTTAAAGTCATCAAGTCTGTAACCGAAAGCCTGGGCTGGGTTGCGAGTGAGCTGATTGACAGCAGCGTAAACAACCTCACGCTTAGTAGCGTCGGTGCTAGTGGCGTCGAAAGTGACGCCTTGCTGAGCTAGATACGACTGAATCTGTTCTAACTCAAATTGCGAAAGCTGAGCCACTTACCACAACCACGAATTAGTTTTATTCTACTTCTACTCTACGAATACCAGTCCAGTCTCAAAAACAGCATCCCAATCAACACGCTTAATTGAAGCAAGTTGATCGAGTTTGGTGAATCGCTCTCCCGGAAGAGTTTGTTTAAGTTCGACAATTTCTTTTGCTGTTTTAAGACCTACTCCTGGTAGTACTTGAGTAAGACCCTCTGCAGTCAGCGTGTTCAGGTTGACACGGTTGTCAGTTGGAACCTGTGGCTTAACTACAGCGGTAGCGGTAGAGCTAGAGCTAGAAATTTTTCTCCTTCCGCGTCGATTTCTTGACGGTGCGTCGTTGTTTTCAGATGGTGTATCTTGCTGCTCTACCTGATCTCTATGCGCATAGAAGACCTTACTGGAGGTAAGAGATCGCACCATGTGATATTCGCCGTCGTCATGCGTAGAGAGGATAACAACCTTAATTCCACTGGGTTTGTAGATCGTGTCGGACATAAACAAACAGTATGTAGGCAGTACTTTAATCTAAACCATCAAAATCCGCACCCCACATACCCACACTGCTTTGTGACTCAGCCTCCATATCTTCTATAAACTGTCTTCTCTTTTCCCAAGTATCTCCTCCTTCTTTACCTTTCATAGCATTAATACACATACTGCTCTGTACTGTGTTACATACAAGACCAGCTAAATCAAGCTCGTTACCTCGACTTCCAGTAGCCCAGTAATGGACTCCGTTAAGCCATACAGCACCGCATTTAGGGCACTCTTTACGGTTGATGCTGATCTCTGAGGTGTCTGTCACGATACTAACGGTACAGATAGTCTATATAGTCTACTCAGTTTATATAGACAAAAAAAGACCCCTCCGAAGAGGGGCCGTCCGTGTTCCAACTGATCTTATCAGCGGGGTTGGGTAGATGTGTAAACAGAAGATTCTGTAACACCGTCGGGCTGAAGAGCCACGTCCTGACGCTCTGGAGGAGAATCGGGAAGAATCCAACAGACTTCGCAAATTGCGAGAGCCTTTTCGTCGCCAGACAAGAAGTTGTTGCCAGCGCGAGGATCGTAAACACCAGAACCTTGCACCACAGGGGAGGCATTGGTTGTTGCAAAAAGCTTCCACTGAGTTTCCGCAGTAGTAGCTTCCAGCAGACTGGAGTCGATGATGTTGGTGGAAGCAACCGATCCGTTAGGAATGCAGCGGTTAGCACCAATGGCGGAGACTGCGAAACCACCCGAAACAACAGTGTTGTCATTCGGATAGCCTTCACCCACGGCGGGAGCCAAGGACAAAGTAGGTGCAGCTTCTGAGCCAGGGATACCAGAGCTGACTACGTCTCCTCCGGTGATCCGCAGAGAAGCGCGGTAGCAATAGACGCCTGAAGGAACCTGAATACCGTCAGCAATGTCCTGACGAACATCCTTATGGAAGTCCGGTGAAGGGATGATGACAGCAGCGTTACTAAAAGCAACGTTGGAGTTGCCGTTAGGGGAGCTGTTAACACCAGAGCCATAGGCTTGGGTGTAGTACTCCAGCTGGTTGACGGAACCAAGAGCTTGGTAGCTCAGGTCAACGTAACCAATTGCTTGTTGAGCAACCCAGCCGGGACGGAAGATGACGCCGACAGGACCACCAACAGGCTGGTTGGTGTAGCTCGAAGAAACGCCATTGGCGTTCTCGAACTGCATGGTTTTTTCTTCGTGCCAGTAACGAAGAACATTTGCGTAGTTGCCAGGATAAATCTTGGCGACTGAGATCTGGTTGGGATTAATTGCCATCGTTAGTTACCTCAAGCGTCGAAGGAGTAACCAACGGTCACGAAGTCTGCATTTAGCAGCTCGAAACCAGCATACAGGCTCCAGATCATCATGATGAATCGCGAGAAGTCATCATTATTATTCAGGAGTACCTGTGCATTGTTACCGCCGATGCCGACGCCAACAGACTGAGGACCGAAGAACATACCGATCGCAGCGTTGTAATCAGCTGCTGCACCGGCAATAGTTGCGTTTTGACTTTGAGAAGGCATGTTGGTCGATTCGAAGAATCGCACACCTTCAAATACAAAGCCCGTAGGCATGATCGGCTCGCCAGCTACGAAAGTAGCCTGACCGAAACCCTGACCCATATACAGCGCAGCGTTAGGCTGCATTGCTGACATAAGGGGATTAATCTGACCGTTACCGGGGTAGCGAGCCACCTCACGGAAGTCAGAGTTTTGACGCAAGTGCATCAAAAATGTAGGGTCGCAAACGCAGCGGTAGAACCCATCCTGGTAGGTAGGGGTGTTGCGCTTACGGAGCGATTTGACCACGCGGAGGAGGTCATCTTTAACGTCGAACTTGGCTTGCTCGGCGTTGGTGTATGTAAGTGCCCCCGTGGCAAGATCGCCAGGGAAGTAGTAACCACCTTGTGTATCTGATGATTGGCCTTTAGAAACAGCTTTTAGAAGCTCGTTAATAAAGACGCGATCACGCCAACGGCGGTAATCATCCAACAAAGTCAAGCTGCCTATGCTCTGATGGAAGGTAGTTAGATTACCTGTATCGAGCAACAATCGTTGCGCAGTGATGAGAGTCTCACGCGCAACTTTGAAGGTAGAAGGTTGTGTTGGATCTGAAGGATCTGCAGGTCCCGTATACTCACGAAGCGTGACTAATACCTTGTCTTTTACGATATTCCTGCTGTTTGCAGTACCAATCGTTTGCTCAGCTGTACGCTCACGTGACTCCTTAGAGCCAGGATTGCCGAAGAACTTGTAACGGTCAAGCTGTACAGTCTGACCCGGCTGTTTTGAAAAATCGTGGACAATAACAGGCTCTGCAGCCATTTCCACGATGTAAGCCGGGTGGGGACGATACAGTTCCGCACCAAGAATCTTCGGAAAATCATTATCGATGAACATCGATAAATTCCGTAGAAACTACCTGCTAAGTCTACGTTGTAGCGTTACTAAAACACTACATGGGTGTTGCATTCTTAGCGGTTACTTTACGGTAACACCAGCAGAGTTAACACTAGCGCTAAAGGTGCGTTGTACGTTCCGAGAAGCCTCTCCAATCATGCCGTAGACACCGCCATAGTTTGTGACATATATAGAGGACTTACCTCTGTACATCCGACGGATGTTGCTATCCAGAGTTCCAGGAAGCTTAGATCGCACGATCTCACTAAAAGTTTCACAGTAAACAGGAGGGTTGTAAACCCACGCAGCTCTAGATCCGGAGGTATCCCCTGTTTTGTTGATTATTGTCGGATACTGAGCGCGTGGGTAGGAGACACCACCACCTGTACTTCCGTTTTGCTTTCCGTCTGCTTGAGGAGTTTGAAAAGGAGAATAAGACTGATTGTTAGGTGCAAACGCACCCCACCACGTGTAAGCTCCCTTGCTTCTCAACCCAGGTTGACCACCTAAAGCAGTTTGAACAGTCGAAGCAGTATTGCTTCGGTAGAGGTTCTGATACCTAAAACCGTCCTGCAGGGTGAGCTGACCAGAAACTGCTGGAAACTCAAATGAGGTGTAGTTGCTCCAGTAACCAGGAACTGCAGGAGGAACAGTTCTCCAATTTGTGGTTTGATACAGAGGATTGTTAATAGGCACACCTCCGTACGGGAAGTTTGTAGTGCCACCCATATTGGGGTGAATCTGACAGTAGGGGTAGATAACTTCCATTGGAAGTAACTCACCTACTACTCTTACAAACGCTCCAGTAGTTCCCGGTACTCCTGAATATGTCACTCCGTCAGTTAAGAGCGTCCCTCCTGCATGCGTCCCATCCGCAGTAAGACTCAGTTTAAAAGGATGAGGTACTAATG